TTCCGGTACCTTCTTTATAACTAAAAAGTTTAGTTCCTAAAAACGTTGAAGAAGAGTACGTTGTAATATCAGCAAATGAATCTCCATTAGTATCAAATATATCAAATAGCGGACACTGGTTTGCTTTAGTTTTAGCCTGTGTTAGCTCCCACTTAGTTCCTGTATAGTAAAACATTTTACCTTTAAATGCTGTACCATTTGCAACTAATACAACTTCATTAGCTTGCGGAATTGAATCAGTTTCAGCAACTAATGTAATTTGTCTATTAGTAGCTCCGCCACTTGCAAAATTAATAAAATTAACTTTAAAAATTCTTCCTGCAACTAACTTGTCAGTATCTGCTGTAAACATAATACGCATGCCGTCAGCTAAATCAACACCATCAACGTTATAGCCGGGCGTACCTTCTATTTTTGAAAATGCGTCTGTTGTAAAATTATCAACTAAGTCAATATCTGTTTTAGCAACAGTACCAAAATTGTTTAATTTTAAATTTGCTTCAAATTCAATAATAGGTCTTTTAGCACGTTGCAATTGGTCTACTTCAATCTCTTGATTGTTTGCTTTTGCTGCTGCTTCTATAACACTTTTGTGGAACCATCTATTATAACGACTCCATAAGTTGCCATCAACACTTGCACGATTAATTACTACATAGTCTTTATCTTTAGGATAACCAATTGCTACACTGTAGGGCATTCTATCAAACCCAGCTGTGTCAAATTGATTTTCAATATCCGAAGTAAACGCCGAGGGCACATTTAAACTAGTTTCTGGAATAAGTCGTATTTTATCTCCTACTCCTTCAACATAGAATGCACCTTGGGCATAAGTTGCAGGAATTACTTCTCCAGTAAATTCAATTTTCATTCCGTTTGATAACGCAACGCTGTTTCCGCTTTTGTAAGTACTTTTTCCAATTACTTCTTTTTCAACATCAATAAATGTTGCTTCACTAATATCTTTAACAATAATAGTTCCGCTTGCTTCTATATCATTAGACGCTACATAATATAATACGTCTGGAGTATCTGTACCTAATTGTAGTGTACTAATACCTTTTTCTAAACCTTGTAAATCAACACCTTCAAGTACAATAATACTCGAGCTGTCTAAATCAAAACCTTCTTCAAGTGTTTTCTTTGTTTTAATTGTGAACGGTAAATTCGGAGTGTCGATATCAAACTTATATGTCAATCCTCTGTAAAGTGTAATTGTAGGATTCTGTGTTAGGCCGTCTGGGGAAAATACATAAGTTTGATTATCGTCATTCTCGCCAATGCGAACAGTGTATGTACTTTCAACTTCAACAGTGTTACCAGCAATGCCAATTAGTTGTGGACCTAATGGTAACCAATAGTACTCACGGAAATTACTAAATTTATCCCAATCAACGCTAGGGTTCCAAGCATAAAATTCTTGTTGATTAACTGTGCTGTGATTGTTATTTGATTTATTAAAATTGTTTAATTGATTTGTAAAGTCATTATAATCTTTATAAAAAGTAACATTGCCTAAATTATCTTTAATAACAGATGCTGGTTCAAGCTGATAATTAAATCTATCGTCAGAAATATCACCAATATAGTTATCAGTAGCAGTGTACGCTTTAGCAGTTTCTCTGCCAATGTATCCATTAAGTTTCTCAACAACACCTGGCTGTATTAGTTGATCTAATGTACTACTTAAAAACTTTTTATTCGGAGTGGTCCTAAAAAATCTAGGAAGGAGCGATTCAGTCTTGCGCTTACCATCTGACCCCTGTGGTAACGCTTGTTCGTTTTGATCATTATCATAAGACATTAGTAATTAGTCCCTCCGGTTGTAGATAATCCACTGCTTGTTATTCCTGTATTCACTGTAGTTACATCTGAAACAATTGAGCCAGATGATCGTAATCGTGTAGCTGTTACGCTATCAATTAATTCAATATCTGCAACCGTTGCACTGCTTATAAATATTTCGTCTGATTCAGATTTTATTTCAAACATACTACCAAAGGTACTTGATGCTTGATTTGGCACTATTACAAATGTTACTACATTTGGAGATAATTGCTGCATAACGTATGTGCTTAGTTCTGTAAAGTAAAAAGACTCTCCAAACTCCCAATTCTCGAGTGCAAAAAATTCATTAATTGCAGCTATTGCTCGTGTCTTAACTTCGTTATCATTTATTACAATGTCTGGATTCTTTACAATTTTAAATTTTGCTTGCAAATCTGTAGATGCAGCTTCGCCAAATAACATTTTGTATTTAACAGGGTGATATATAACTTCGTCACTGATTGATTTAATATTATTCAACTTCTGACCGTAGTTTAAATACAACTGATCACTACTAGGTGAAAGTGGCTTAGTAGCCACAGTGCCGTCTAAGTAAAGTCTAAAATCATCATCATAAGATTTTGTTAACATATACACATCAATAATATTACTTACGCTAGGATCAATTCTAGTGTTTGCATCAGCAGCGTGTACATAATGAAATTTAAGTTTGTCTCGACCAATCTTAGCACGATAGTTTTGTGATGTAATTGTGTTGCCGCTTGTTTTGTCTAAAACTTGGAACAAATCTTCTTTTATAAAATAAAATACTTGTCCGTCGTTGTATGTCGTAGTGCTTGATAATCCATCTTTAGTTGCAACTGCTTGTATACTGCCTGTGCCAGAAGTAAATGTATATTTTCCAAGACTAGTAGGGTCTAAAGTATCAATATAGTTATATTCCTCAACGCCATCGATTGTGGTTGTTTTTAATTGGAATATATATTTTGTTAACGGGTTAACTGTTTCAGCAACTAACCGATCAAACATTTCTGGATCATCAACTACGCCATCATCATCTTCATCAAAGAAACTAATTTGAATTTTACTGCTGTCAACATATCCTTCGGCATCTCTATATTCTTCAACAACTTCCCAATTATAGTCAGTTGTAAATGGCTCTACTGAGTCAGGCTGTTTATTAATGTTTAAGACTGAAATTTTATCTTTAATAATTTTTCCAGTTCTATTATTATAAATTTTATCTGAACTATCAAAGAAGAATCTTATTTCTTGTGCGCTTTCAAATACATATCTGCTACCTCTGTAAGTAACTGTATATGTAGAACCGTCTGTTTCAAACAACAATAACCAACTTGCGTCTAACTGTTGAGTTGTAGAGTCTCCAGTTTTACCTATACTAAACGGACTATCAACATTTAAGTTATTTGTTGTAATTAGGCGCCATTCGCCTATATTAACATCAAATCGTAATCCAAAACTATTATATGCAAACACTTGATCAATTAGTTGTAGTGATACTGCTGCTTGTAGTTCTGTTGCTAGACGAGGTATTAGCTGCACAATTCTAGATCCTGCAGGTATAGTATCATTAAGCATTACAGGTCCGGTGCCGTCAACATTTGTTACAGTACCGTCATCAACAACACTTACTATCTTAGTCCACTTGTATGTGATTGCCCCTGCTACATCACCAGTTGTTATGAGTGCATTGTCGTTATTACTTTGGAAGAATTTTCCAGTAGGTGGTTCAAACTTTATAAGTGTGCCCGGCTTTAATAACTTTAGTGTACTTGCTGTAAATGCACCTAGCTGCGATCTAATATTTGCTAAGTTAGTAAAATAACCAGTATTTTGATTAGTTACAATTGTTTGACTATTCCAAGTAACTCCTAGATCACCTATAAGTGTTTTTGGAAAGCTATTATAGTAATAGTTTCTAACTTTTTTATTAGCAAGTATAGGTTCTATTATATTTGCAATATTTCCTTCAATATCAGTTTTAGTAATAAAACTAAACTTATCCTTAGGAGTTAAAAACTCTTTAGTTATAATACCGTCAACACCAAACAAATTAGTCTTAGAGTATTTTCCAGTTGCATCAACTAGATCTAAATAGCGACTAATTCCGCTTGCAGTTCTATTAACACTTTTTACTTTAATAATTTCTTGACTAATACCGAGAGGCGCAATTTGATAGTCCTCTGCTGTAATCATTCGATTTTGAGTATAATACGTTGCAGGAGCGTTACGTTTAATACTTGCGCTTGACTCACTTGTACTAGCATTATCAACAGAATACTTTAATTGAAATACCATTGTAATTTGTTCTGTTTTACCAGTCTTACTAATGTACGGTACTTTAATACTAACGCCACGCATGTCACTTGGGTCAATAACTAATCGTTGATTTTTACTTGTTCTATAATATACTTTAAAATTGCCTTGTGGCAAATTACCAAAAGTTCCGTCTGCAAATATTAAACTAATTCTGTCATTAGCTCGTGTTAGTACACTATAAATATTTTTAATACTTTTACTTAAACTGTTGTAAATTACGTTGTTACCTTCTACAGCTTCAACCTTTGACCATAGTTCTTCTTCTAAACCATAGTTGTCAACTTTGTATAACCAAACATCCGAATCATTAATATTAGTTGCATCAATTGCAACTACTTGATTAGAACTTGGACTGTCGACTATAAATGATCCTTGATCCATTGCACCTTGTCTAAAGTGACAAAAATAACCAGTGTTAGAACTTGCAGGGCCTTTACCATCGTCCCTATAAAGGAATGCAAAGTTATTGCCTGGATAAGGAGCTTCTTCTTTAATTTCACCGTTTACCACATCAGTACTAACAATTTCAAACTTACTAGTTGAACCGCTAATAGTTTTATTAAATGCATATATAGGTACATCGCTATTTGCGCTACTTAATCTGTACTGCTCTGTAGGAATGCTTCCTACAGTATCTTTTTTAGCAGGGCGGCCTATGCTAGCATTAACTGGCAACGCAGCATTTAATATTTTTGTAAACTGTTCTTGCCAGTTAGGATTACTTGGGTCATTCCAAATAACAGTTTGGTTTACTAAATTTAAGTTATTTGAATCTCTTACACTTTCAGTGGTGTTAACTGATTCAATTTTTAGTAAGCCGTTAGCTGCTTGATTACGCTTTGGATTGTAAGATAGCGTACGAGCAAGACGGAGAACTGATTCTCTACGCTCTGCTGTTTCTAAAAAGTTTTCTCTAGCATTTAAGTCAGTACGGAATGCAATGTTTTGACCAAGAAAAGCTATAAGGTCAATGAGAGCAAGGTATTCTGAACTTTCAATGTAATCGTTAAAATCCTCAGGATAATTCTGACGAATATAATTAATCATTGTTCGACGTAAATTGTCAAAATCATATGATTTAAAATCGGCGTTTCTATAACTTTGATAGATACGTTTCCAATCTTCTGCTACTAATAATCTATTTTGTCTGTCTGTGCTTGACATGGGATTGCTTTTCCTTTAACTTATAGTGTATTTATTCAAATGAATAAACCGCGTATATAATTAGTTGGCTAAAAACCCGTTGTTTTGATCGAACGTTAGTTGCAAATTTTCTGCAATATTATACGGTAAAAACACCAACGTTACTTCAACTTGTAAGCCACTTTCGTATTGATCAACGGTGAGATCGGTAACACTAACTCTTGGGTCATGGTTAACGATATTAGTTACATTCTCAGCAATGAGTTGTTTAAGGCTTTCTGTTAATGGTTCAAATAATATGTCCCAAATAATTGTGCCAAACTCAGGATTGCTTAGAAGTTCTCCTTGACGAATATGAAAATGATTAATAATGTCCTGTTTAATCAACTGTATATCATATAGCTGAAATCCTATATTATCAGGACTGACTGTAGAAAACCCTTTATAAGTTTTTTCACCTATTCCGTAGTCAGGGCGAGTGTTGCCGCTAACAGTAATTTCTTTATAAAGTTTCTTCTCTAAAGTGCTCATACTATATTTACCTTATTAAATTTAACCGCGGAGGCCATCGTCTGGTCCGCTGGTTCTACTTGCAGTGTCTGTAACTTTTGCTCCGCTACCGCCAAATGCATCTAGTGCCTTTGCTTCTTGTCTTTGTCGTAGCAGACTTTTGCCACCTGGTTCAGTTGTTCCAACTGGAATACCGCCATCGAGTGCCGCAGTTCTGCTAGGTGTATCTGTAACTTTATGCTGTGCAGCAGGGCCATCTGCTCCGGTGCCTGCTGCAACTGTTGTTTTCATTTCCATTGGAGGGCACTTTGCAAAAGTATCTTCTTGAGCAACTGTTTTATCTTCTGTTTCAGTTGCAGGAGAGTTTGCTGCTAAGGAATTATTCTGTTTTATTGCAGTATGCTCTGCAGGATTTTTATTTTCTTTTTCTGGACCAGAACCAGGTCCTGGTACTCTAGTAATACTTGGTGTTGATCCTGCTGTTGCTGCAACAGCACCTCCACTATTCATATGTATTGCTGCGGCTGTTTCTCTATGTTCTGCACTTGCAATGTTCATTGAGCCTACACAAGTTATAAGTCCATCTGCTCCAGCTTTAAGTTGAAAATTAGTAGTAGACTCTACTGATATTCTATTACCTGATTTTATATTAACATTTTCGCCAGCTTCTAAGTTAATGTGTCGATCAGCTTTAAAATTTAAATCTTGTTCAGAATGTATACTAATGCTATCAGCTGCATATATGTCAATTTTTCCGCTTGCTGTCATTTCAATATACGAGCCGCCGCTTCCGTGCGAGATGTATATTAAATCTTCTGTATTGTGTAATAGTATTTGGTGGCCAGTACGTGTCTTAAGCCTTACTAATTCGTTCATAGGAAGTGTTGGGTCGCCGCCGTCGGCTATACTTGCATATTCGCTAGGTGTTGTAGCTGCTGGGCCTTTTCTAAACATACTAGGATCGCCATCGTCCATTACAAAACTTGATCCAGTTAGTCTAGATGCTGGTATTTCAGTTTGTGCATTGTCAGCACCTATTTTTACTTTAGGCTTGCCTGGCCTTCTATCTAGTGGGCCAGGTGTACTTAATCCAAATACCATACTGGGCACTTCTCGTCTTGCACTAGAAGTAGTTGTTCCTCTTATTTGATCTGTGAGTAATCCTGCTTTTGTAAGCTGTGCTACTGCGTCGGTATTAACTGGTTTTAAAAATTGTGTAGGATCGTTGCCAGTGCCTTTTTCATTACGCTTATTGTACTCTGCAACTGGTAAAATCTTAGTTTGGTCATCTTTGTTATATTTTGTACTTGCGTTTCCAGGTACCATAAAATTCATAAATGATTCTTGAATACAGCCAATCCAATATCCGCGGCTTTTATTACCTTCAGCAAAAATAACTAATACTTGAGAACCAATATCTGGCGGAACCATCCACATTCCATAACTTTTTTGACTGTGGTCAAAACCGTCATTGTCGCTTGTTCCACTATACGGAGTAACACCATAAAACGGACTCAAATAACTTACAGTTGCCATTTGGCCTGGTTCGTTAGTTAAGTTACCTGCTTGTGAGGTTTTTAATAGTTCAACTTGTAGTGTTCCCATATATTCAGCATCAAGGTGTCCACGTACAATTGCTACAAATGGGCCTGGGCCTTCAAACTTATTATTTCCTGGGGTTCTAGTATCTTGTCCTGCCATTATACGCCTCCGTTTCCGCCTGGTCCAGCGGCTGCTTTTGCTTCTTGTCGCTGTCGTAATTGACTTTTACCACCCGGTTTAGTTGTTCCAGGTGGGATGCCGCCGTCTAATGGTGCTGGGCGAGACGAAGGTGTGTATTGGCCAGCAGGGCCGTTTGCTCCTGTACCTTCTGCTACTGTTACTGGATTAGCATTAGTGTCAGTTACTTGTTTGCCGTCATTATCTGTGCTAAGTATTGACGAATCTGCTGGTGCTACAAACGCAGAATCTTGTTTTGGTCTACGTATAGTTTGTAGTGTTTGTGTAAAATTTCCTCCACTAAAACTGTTAGCACAAAACAGTACTTGATATAATCCGCTAAATTCTCCTACAGGACCAGTGCCGCTACCTGGGAATTCCATGTACCCGTCATTTCCATAATCTAACGGTGTTCTAAAATTAAGTTCAATATCTACTTCGCCGTTTTGATAGTTCATAGAGCCGTCTGCTGTAATGTTTAATACTCCCGGAACCTGAAGTGCATTATAATTGCCCATTCCGCTATCAGCAATATAATACGGATCACCTAATATTGTTAGATCAACTGCAACTAA